GAGGGCGCGGGTCTCGGTGCTGGCGCGATCCAAGGCGGAGGCGCCGGTGCAACTCTTGGCGCTGGTTTAGGATCATTTAATTCTGGTGCTGGGGCAGGAGCCGGTGCTGGAGCCGGGGCTGGCGCCGGTGCCCCGAACCATTTCGCATTGAATTCCGCGATTTCTTCACCTGCTCAAAACAGTAATCATCTCATGGAAAAAGGATTTTTAGGAGGAAGCCATCGCCGTCGTTACCGCCGCGGCAGTGCTCGTCACGGTCGACATCGTCGCAATAGCAAGCATCGTCGTTACATTGGCGAACAGCGTGGAGGGTATGCCGAGTATTTACCAGAAGTCGCAAATGCTACAGTTCGTGGTGCAGTTGAAGTACCTGCAAATATGGTCAACTCGATCCAAGGTGCATCTACCGCGTTCAGGACGTCAAATCCTGTGGTTCAACCCATCGGACAGCCAATTCAGTTAGTGTAATTCATTTTTGTAAAATGCTAATATATTACAATAATATATATCAGTATTTCATGCCGAATATTGTATCCAATGTGAGAGAACTTTGCTCTCCTGCACTTATCTATTTTATCGCAGCAGTTATTTTAATGATTGAATCCATGATTTATGAAGAAGGTGCAACTGATAAAAAGAATACAGTTCATGCTATGAATATTGCGATTCAAATTATAGTAATTGTTTTGGTGACGTATATATTGAATCGTCTCTGTAACAGTGGTTATTTTAAAATATCATGGGCGATATTGATCATTTATATCTTCGTCTATGGGTTCAATGGTAATATTGGTTTTTCAGTTGGTTTTTAGGAGTTCATTAACTAGAACAAATAGAATAATGTATTCATGTGACGTATAATATTTCTATTATATATAGGTTGATATCGATATACAATGGACGGTGTCGTAAATAAAGTACAATCTCTATGCACTCCAGCACTTGTGTTTTTCGTGATTTCAGTATTATCCTTATTTGTAATGATATTCGACAATCTCGAAAACACGAACAAGTACTGTATTGGAAACGTCAGTTGCAATGTTCCAAATACATCGATGATTTTTATTTTCGAGATACTATTCCTTGTCTTTTGGACATGGTTATTGAACTTCATCTGTTCACGCGGTTATCCTGGCCTGTCATGGTTTATCTTATTATTCCCGTATATTTTGATACTACTTATTGTAATCATGATGGCAAGTGACATACGTAATAGTGAAAAAATAAAAATCGACAGTAAACCAGTGCCCGTGATTGCCCCAAATAATGACGCGTTTGGTGGGTTGACAATGCGGTTTTAGGACATAAACATTAATTATTATCAATTTGTAGGTATATAATAGTAACAGTATATACGTACAATGGATTCTGACCCAGAGTTACCCTGGAAGGTTATCCAGCGTCTTTTTGAAGATGATCCGCAAATGATGGTTCGTCATCATATCGATTCCTATAATGATTTCTTCGGAAAAGGGATTTTCAAGATATTCCGCGAAAGAAACCCGATTATTCTTCAAAAAGAGCAGGACCCAGACACGCAGGAGTTCAATCTACGCTGTGAGCTGTATTTAGGTGGAAAGAATGGTGACAAGGTCTATTTTGGAAAACCGATCATCTATGATGACGACCGTGAGCATTACATGTTTCCGAACGAAGCAAGGTTGCGTAATATGACATATGGAACAACGATTCACTATGACGTAGATGTGGTTTTCAAGATCGCGGTCCCGAATGGCGGGGAAGGCGGAGGCACTGGTACACGCATCGAGGTTACAACTGCCACGCTCGAGAGAATTCTTCTCGGCAGGTTTCCGATCATGATTCAGTCCAACCATTGCATTCTTCACGGTCTCGAACCGAAGGCCCGTTTTTATATGGGAGAGTGCAAGAATGACTATGGCGGGTATTTTATTATTGATGGCAAGGAAAAGACGATTATCTCGCAGGAGAAATTCGCGGACAACATGCTTTATATTCGCGAAAACAACGAGGACAACATGTATACACATGCCGCCGATATTCGCACTGTTAGCGAAGATGCATCAAAACCCGAGCGCACATTGTCGGTTCGTATCGTCGCACCGACAACACTTCTAAGTAACAAGCAAATCGTCGTGAATATTCCGAATGTCCGTTCACCAGTACCCCTGTTTATTGTGATGCGCGCACTCGGTGTTCTCTCAGATCGCGATATTCTTGAGTTCTGTCTCCTCGATCTCGACGAGAATGCGGAACTGCTTGATCATTTCATTCCGTCGATTCATGATGCGAATAAAATCTTCACACAAGAGGGCGCGATTAAATTCATCGCTACTCTTACGAAATCCAAGACGATTCCGCAAGTCCACGATATTCTTATGAATTACTTCCTACCTCAGGTGGGCGAGACGAATTATATTCAGAAGGCGTACTTCCTCGGAAATATGGTCTATAAATTACTCCGCGTATCTCTCAAAATCGACCAACCCACCGACCGAGACAGCTTTAAATTCAAGCGCATCGAGTTAAGTGGATCGTTGATCTATGATCTTTTCAAAGAGTATTATGCTCTTCAGCAGAATCATATTCGTCTCGCAATGGATCGCGAGTATTTCAAAGACCCGAAGAAATACGAGAAGAATTTCGTTGGTCTTATCCAGATGAATTATCAGGAGTTCTTCCGAGAGCGGATTGTCGAAGATGGTTTCAAAAAGGCATTCAAAGGCAACTGGGGTGCTACGGAACATACAAAACGTATTGGGGTCATCCAGGATTTGAACCGTCTTTCCTACAATTCATTTCTCTCTCACCTTCGTAAAATCAATCTGCCGATGGATAGCAGTGCGAAAGTCGTTGCACCGCGTATGCTTCATGGATCACAGTGGGGAATGATTGATCCTGTCGATTCACCAGATGGTGCGAATATCGGGTTTCACAAACACCTCGCATTTGGAACGCGAATCACGAATCAATGTTCCGCTTATCCGATGACGCTATGGTTGCGCGAGGTCGTAAAAATGCACCTTCTCGAAGAATGTACGCGAATGTTTCTTTATTATACGACGAAAGTATTCGTAAATGGTACGTGGGTAGGCGCGGTAACTCGACCCGAAGAAACGATGCGACTTATCCGGCTTCACAGGCGTAACGCACTTATCCCGATTTATGTGAGTTGTCGCTGGGATATCAAAACAAATGAGATTCACGTATTCACGGACGCGGGACGTCTATGCCGCCCGATTTTCTATATTGATGAAGATACTGGCCGTCCAAGTTATGACAAGGATGAAATCCTGGAAATGATTCGTGGTGGGAAAGCGTCATGGGAGCAGATGACAACCGGATTTACTGCAAAATCAGATCCGACATTCAATCCCTCTCATTGCAATTATTATACGATTGATGAGTTATACGGTCATGCTCACGATACATCGGCGTTATCTGTTAAGCAAAAAGTGGCGGAAGATGTCGCCCGCGTAAACACGATTGAGGATTTCCGGCGTTTGAAGGCTACACAAGCCATCATCGAATACATCGATACATCAGAGACGGAATCCACATTGATTTCGATGAGTCACAAGTTCGAGAGACCGTTGTCAAAAGAAGGCGAAAGGCATGAAGAAGAAGAAAAGAGCAGTAGTAGCAGTAGCAGCGAAAGTGAAAGCGGAAGTGCTAGCGAAGGCGACCAAGAAGGCGGAGCAAAAAGTCCACGTCATCGGAAGTCACGCGAAGAACGCAAGCACCGTCGTAGTTACCGTAGGCGCCGAAGCAGCAGCAGACGCCGTCATCGCGCGCGTGTCCTCTCCAGTGACGGAAAACAATACACCCATGTTGAAATTCATCCATCGCTTTTGATGGGTGTTATGGGAAACCAAATTTGCTTCCCGGAAAATAATCCAGTCGCACGTAATGTCTTCGGTTGTGGTCAGGCAAAACAAGCCGCGTCGCTTTATCACAGCAATTATCAAGTTCGTATTGATAAAATGGGTGTGGTCATCAACAACGGTGAAGTTCCCATCGTGAAGAGTCGCTACCTCGACCTCATTAATCATGAAGAACATCCGTGCGGGTTCAATGCAATTGTCGCAATTATGTCGTTCAATGGATACAATGTCGAAGACTCCATTCTCTTCAATGAGGCCTCGATCAAGCGTGGTATGTTTCGAATCACGTATTACAATATGTATGAAGCGCGTGAAGAAAGTAGTAGTGTCCGCGGCGCGCAACGTGATACCCGGTTCGCGAATATTCAGAAAGAAGGCGCAATCGGAATCAAACCCGGATATGATTACAGTTATCTCGATGATAATGGACTCATCCGAGAGAATACCGAGATGGATGATAAGAAAGTTGTCATTGGTCTTGGATCCGTAAGTATTCATAATGACGGCGGTCAAATGCGCGATATGTCCATCATGCCAAAGAAGGGACAACTTGGTTTCGTGGATAAGGCGTTCATGACGGAAGGTGAGAAAGGATTCCGGATTGGGAAAGTCAGAATCCGCGAGGAACGTTTTCCGTCGATCGGAGACAAGTTCTGCTCACGTTGCGGTCAGAAGGGTACATGTGGGCTGATTATTCCAGAGAAGGATATGCCGTTTACGAAGGATGGTATTCGCCCCGATATTATTATCAATCCGCATGCGATTCCAACACGTATGACCATTGGACAACTTATCGAGTCGCTTATGGGGAAGGCGTGTGTTCTTCATGGCGGTTTCGGAAACTGCACGGCATATACGAATAATGGGACAAAACATGAATCATTTGGTTCTGTGTTAACAGAATACGGGTATCATTCATCCGGTACAGAAGTTCTGTATAATGGAATGACGGGAGAAGAGATCAAAAGCGATATTTACATTGGACCGACGTATTATATGCGTCTGAAACAGATGGTGAAGGATAAGATCAATTATCGATCACAGGGTCCACGTACACAACTCACGCGTCAAACCGTACAAGGACGCGCAAACGATGGTGGTCTACGTGTAGGTGAAATGGAACGCGATGGTATCCTCGGTCATGGCGCCGCGCATTTCTTGAATGAGTCACTGATGGTACGAGGCGATGAATACTACATGGCGGTTTGCAATAAGTCAGGTATGATCGCGATTTACAATCCAAATCAAAATCTGTTCATGAGTCCGATGGTAGATGGGCCCATTCAGTATTCAGGTAGCTTGACCGATCCAAATGCGTCATCAAGCGGTGCAAGCGTGATTCACATGACAAAGTTCGGGCGATCATTCAGTATTGTACGTATTCCTTACTGTCTTAAACTTCTGATGCAAGAGTTGCTCGTGATGAATGTACAGATGCGTATCATCACGGAAGACAACATTGACCAACTTCCAAGTATGTCATATTCTAAGAATGTATACAAGGTTCTTAAGGATGGCAAGGGCTCGATGGGTGTAGATGATATCATCGAGAGAAATCGTCTGGCAGCGGGCTTGAAACCGAGAGATATGGCTGCACGCAAAAACGAAGTGGCAGGAGCTGCATCTGAAAAGGAAGAAGAGGAATCTGAGATTGGAAGCCGCGTGTATTTGCCTTCTCGTAGTGAGGAAGCGAATGCAGAAGCGGCATCTACGTCAGGTTCTGCTAATGTCGCTGGCAAGTTCGATCCAGACGAACATCCAGAAGAAATCATTATGGATCTGGATGTCGATACAAGGCAAAGTATACGTAATTTAGGATGGAGATTTGCATTGAAGCCGGAAATCGCGAAACAGATGCGCGGAAACGGTGGAAAAGCTGTTGCTGGAAGCCTGTCATCTAGCGATATTACTAGCGAAGACCTTACCCTTGAATCCGTTATTCTGGATAAGAATGGTGAACCAACTGAGAAATGGTCGATCAGTGGACGTCAATGGGTCGGTGATTACCCGACACGATACCCTGATGGTTGGTTGTCTGAAATGCTCGTGTATCCGGATGACACGCCGATATCGCCGAGTGATATGGTAGATGAACTAAGGAAAACACGTAAACCGCTGAACTGGGTTCTCGCGATTATTGCTGTTATGGAGAGGTATGCGCGAAGAAAGATGCGCATACAGACAGAAAAAGATAGTAATGCAATGGCTGAAAATATACGCAATATTGAGACGAACACCAAGGAGACAGAACGTGTTTCATCTGAGATTGATCGTGCCAAACGTGAAGGAAACGTCGCAGAAGAGGAGAAGTTGAAAGTTCAGATGACGCGTTTGATGGATGAGCGCATAATGTTAGATTCGATACGCCGAGAGATGGAAGGAGATCCAGACTATGTCCCGACGAGCCCTGAATACACGGCTTCAACTCCAGTAGGCGGAGAAGAAGATGCAGCGAATCAGGTACGTCGCGCAGTGGGTTCATTCAACGCGAAGATGCTTGAAAAATATGGAGAGAATGACCAAGAAATACCAGAAAGCGATGGATACTCGCCACGAGCCCCAAGTTCGCCGGCGTATTCGTCGATATTGGACAATGACGAAGGACAAAGTGGCGGAAGAAAGCGCAGTGGTAAATACATCCCACAAATTCCAATTAGTGTCCTTGAAAATTATATAAGCTCGAAGTATGGTAAATCGGGCGTATCAATGACAGGAATAGGAACAGGAATTATGACTGGCGGTGGTGCAAATAACATGATAGGCGCAGGAGGTGCAACACTCCCCACCATGAATATACCTGTTGTCGCTACGATGCCAATGGCGGGTATGATGCCGATACAACAAGGCGGAGTTGGGAATGCAGTATTACAACAGGGACAAGGACAAGCGCAGCAATCACAACAAACCGGACAAGGCAGCACTACACAGTCAGGCGGTGGCAGTGGCGCTGCAACCGGCCAAGGTGGCGGAATCAGTCCTGAGCCAAACGCACAAGGCGTAAAAACATTTTCAATCAAGCTGTAAAATTGAATAATAAAGATTTGTTATGAATATATAATACATACGGATTCATTCCAATTCATTCGTAGTATATATTCTACTTAAACCACATCTACCTACAGCGACACACAATTTAACAATGGCACACGTAAGCAGTGGAACGATCTCGGCGTTATTCAAATCACGCAATATTCTTCTTCAATTGCTCGCCCGACAAGGAATGGATGTGTCGAATTACACGGACTATGGTGTCGCCGAGGTACAAACCATGTATGCGAACAACCAGCTCGACATGCTTCTTACCACAGAAAAAGACGTTCAACCCACACGCAAGGTCTACGTGAAGTATTATTTAGCCAAAACGCTTCGTCGAGAGAATATTAACCACATGATCGACGATCTCTTCTATCTTGAACAGGTACTTCAGCCTACAGATACATTGATTATTGTCATGAAGCAGGAAGTCAATGATACACTCATTGGCATCCTCAACGAGATTTGGGAGAAAGACCGGATTTTCATCGTGATTCATTCACTGGATCGACTCCAATTCAATCTACTTGAGCATCAATACGTTCCAGAGCATGTTGTCCTGAACGAGGCGGAACAGGAACAAGTTCTCAAAAAATACAATATTACGGACACAAAGCAAATGCCAAGCATTTCGAGATACGATCCAGTAGCACTGGCGATAGGACTCCGACCTGGACAAATTTGCAAGATAACGAGGCCGAGTAAAACCTCAGTTACAACTCAGTTTTACAGGTATTGTGTTGCGAATTAATAATAGACGCAACATGTAAACGTAATAACCATATCATTTTTTTATCTTGGATATATAACTTGAAATATGGCGTGTCAAAACAATAGTAAATTTCGTATTCAAACAGGTCCAAATGATGGAAAAGATAGTATTACTGCAAACAATGCGAGTAAAATAGACGTATGTACTGCAACGAAAATTGTCGACCGTTTACATAAAGAGTTTACTGAACAGTATGTGACTTCTGCCGAAACAGGACGAACCGTAATATCAAATGCACAAAAGAATAATCCGACCTTCTTTTTGAGAAAGCAACCAAAACTGAACGGTTTCAATGGTGAAGGTGCAGCAGATGGTACAAATGTAGACCGATTTTATATTCTATTTACAGCAAAAGATGCAAATGATCCTGTTTATCGAGGTGCTGTAAGTGCGATTATGAAAGGTGAATATGATGAAAACGAAACTACATATTTAAAGATGCCTGAAAGTATACGAACTCAAAACGATTTCTCTAACCCTAATAATTTTAAAGGTGTTTATGGTTTAGTGCGAGTAAATGAAATACTTGAGAAAAAAATAGCTGATACTGTGAATAAACTGCGTGGTAGTGATACATCATCAGTATTGGATGATGCAAAACACTATGAGAAACGTCAAGAAATAAAGAAAACATTTGAAGAGATTGCAAATCAAGAGAATCGGATTTATCGAGAGAAGTTCTTGAATATTGTATTGGTTGTTATTGGTGTTTTCATATTAACTTCGGAGTTGATGAAAGATTACTTTTCATTTAGTGGTGGTGGTGGTGGTGGTGGTTTCGGATCATCTGGTTCCGGATTTGGAGGCGTTGGTGGTTGGTTGTCAACTCGTTTTGGTAGTGGTAGTGGAGGAGCATTTAGTAGATTTGGTGGTTTAGGATTGGGTAGTAGTGGTCGATCGCGGGTAGGCAATCTATTTACGAGTAGTCCATATTCATTATCAAAACGTGAATAATAATCGCGCAAACATGATTAATATGTTATAATATTCGTAATATATAACATATACAATGACAACCTACCCAAATAATGATCAAATACTATTTCCAAATGCATCACCCGATTCACTTGATAATTATGAACACAAAAAGAAACCATTGAAAGAAGGTCTTAAGGTTGAAAATGATGCTGGATTGGATAAGGCGTTATCATCAATGATGACTGAATACGTAAAAGATACAAAAAAGCTTGATGAGAAAAATAAAGAAGGGATGCTTACAGGAACGTCATTGAACCTGAATTTACTCGAGGGTGACCTTATAAAATACTCACAAAATGACATTAATAAAAATCCAATACAACCATTTACAGAGCAACTTAAAAAGTTGGATGAGATGACTGGTATCTTGCCGTACAAAGAAGGACTCACAAATGACGACGCATCATTGTCAAGCCGTCCTAGATTATCTACTGTTCCTGTAACCCCTTCAACAACCACTGCGACAACCGGTACAACCACTGCCGGGAAAAGTCAAAAACTCATCGATCTTGAAACACGTTTAAGTGCACTTACGACTGAATACACTACGCAATATCGATTTTATACCGACGATTTAATGACACGTTCACAGTTTTTACAGACGAATACGCAATACTTGAACAAAGTGATTCGTGACATATCATACGCAGGAGTAGATGCGAGTGCGGCATATTATTATGTAAACTCATTAGGTTATACACATCGTTATAAAGACCTATCATCAGTTATATTATATGATGAGGCAACGTGTCCACAAATTAAACGCGATGAAGCGTATTTGAGTACGGACAAATTGAATCCATTCAAATTGACACCTCAATCATATATTGATATCAGTGGTGGAACTACTGGAGGTGGATTTAGCCGATTTAAAGACTTGGCTAGTTACGATATGGCTGGGTACGTTCCATGTATTTCTGCAAAAAATATAAAACTACCAGGAACAACCCCTTCTGAAGATAAGTATGCATGGGTTGACGTCGAAGGTCGAAAACATATATACTCACCCGGTATTTGGCCTGAAAAAAGACATCCAACATGTATCAATACTGTTGTAGGAGATCCAGTTGTAGTCTCTCCAAACCAATACAATTCATTACCGACGGCAGAGGATCAGCCTATGACCGAAAAAAGTGAGTGTTTTCGGGTGAATGTATCGCCAACAATTCATTCCAAATTGGCAGAGATTAAGAAAAAAATAGACGACACGGTAGAAGAAATAAAGAAAGAAAATCAGAATATCGTAAGTAATGTACCGAATACTACAATTATCCGCCGTAAAAAAACGACTGCCGAGAAACTAGCATCATTGGACGAAACTATTTTAGCCAAAATGAAATCGGTATTAGGTGATTTTTATTATCCATTAGTTTATGTATTTTGGTGTTTCATTATTTTCATCGCTATTTTTGTCATATTTAAATTTGCATTCACGGTATCATCTCCAGGTGAAGAAGGTGACAGTAATGGGGAAGGTGGTGGTGGTGTAAATATACCATTACTTGGAGTCGTAATAATGTCATTGATTATTATTTTTGCAGTATATTATTATTTTTCATACACGTATAACGCAGAAACATCATATACAGTGGTATAATGAAGCGTATATCCGTATAAAATATCATAACCAATAAAGCGCCGGAATGTATTCTATGTTATATGTATCAGTATAATACAGAGTTTATACAAAATGAGTAATTCAGATTATTCACGTTTATTAACCAAAATGGCAGAGTTGAAAGAACTCACGGCGGAGTATAGTAATTTAACAACAAAATATCGCCCTGCAACGTCACAAAGTACAGAAGGTACGTATACTCAAGAAAATAATAAAAATGCAATGTCAAACACAGCAACACCACTTGTGACACGTCCAGGTAATGATCATGCGAAAGTATGGAAATATGTAGGTAAAATTGATCCAGGTACAAGCCCATCATTATTGAATAATTCTTTGAAATGCTGGAATTTAGCTGCAAATGATACACGATTATTCAAAAAGGTAGTTTATACTGGTGATTCTGATTTTGGATCAAATCCAGGACAACAGGAATGGAATAACCGATGTTATGGTTTGATGTATGACGCATCTGACAACGAAATATATAACACTACATCTGCTGGATATACTGTAATGACCGGAAAGTCAACTCCTAATAACATTTATACAAAATTAGGAATAACTGATAACAAAGATGTAACAAATATTGCAGGAGCATCCAAACTTCAAGATATTGAACAGCGTGTGAATTCACTTGTTCGAGAGATTGTTGAACTATCTGAAGCAGGTATTAATACTGAACTCAACCAACTTGTTGGGTCTGCTGCAGAATCACAAGAAATGATTGGTCAAATTCATAGATATATGAATTCCAATGCAAAAGATATCGAACGATTGAACCGGTTAATCCAAAAACGTAAGAATATGAATAGTGTTTATGGTGAAGTCAATGAGCAACGAACGCTGAATGCAAGAAAGTACCGGTTCATATTCTACATTGTTCTTGCATTTTGTCTCATTATCGGATATGCATCATATACATCAAAGTTTTCTATTTTAGAACAGATTGACGCGATTAAAAATTATGTAGGATTTGGATGGTGGACGAACTGGTGGGTAATTACAATTGTCGTTATCGTATTAATATTATCGTCTTTTGGATGGGATATGAAAGATAATATATTGATGGTATACCGATATGTTAGTGACCCGGCATTTTGGACGGGTAAAATGTGGTGGGTAGGGGTAACGTTCATATTGTTGCTTATCATATTCCTTCATGCATCATTAAAGTCGTTCTTTACTGGGTTTGATGCAAGTATGAAAGAACTTCAAGATGGAATGGATAAAGAATAGTATTAAATATATTTTGTTTCCGTAATTATATTACTTGTTATATATAGTAGTCTCTGCAAACATCAATTACTATATGTTTTACCAAAATTCGAATGATTTAGTAAAAATGGCAAGCGGTAAATCTGGACATGTGCAAAATTCACATGAAACACGCGGAATACTATTAGATTATGCATCATTACGTGATCCGGATGTTGATAAAAATCAAAGTGGTAGTCAAACACTAAGTATAGGTACTGTATTTCAGAATATGGTCGAGTCAATCATCAAAAAGGTATCAATCACAGAAGGAATGCAGGAATCCGGTGAAATGAAAAAAAATGAAAATGGTGAAGGTGGCGGCGGGTCATACAATAAGTCGAATGCCTTAGAAACGCAAGCTGAACAAGAAAAAAACTATAAAAAACAGGAAATTAATCACATTAACCGAATGAATTCTATCGTCGATTTTATTGATTTAGATGATAGAAGTCGCCGACAACGATGGACTGAAGTTATTGACGGTAATGGTGTATCAAAATATGGTTATATTACGAAAGATGGTATTTTTCAGATATGGCTTCATCCATCATCAACTGCAAATAATCCCAATAACTGGCTTGATACTGAAAAAATGAAACAAAATGCAGGCCTTATTGGTTGCCCGGCTGCATCATCGTCAGTTCAAAAAATAAATATAGCTGGAACATGGGAAGAATTAAAACCATATGATATGGCATATGAACATAATGATAGTTCAAAGAAAAACCCATTGTTCATGGTGATAAATACGGGTGTACGTGATCCCAAAAATACACCCGGTCGTGATGGTCTTTATTCATGCGGAAATGAAAGTAAAAATATTTTTGTTAGTCAACGTCCTTCTGCCGATTTTCAGTTTACAGGACAAGGAGTCGATACACTTGAAATGGGATGTTACAGTATTCCAAGTCATATATACGACAGAGATTTTGAAAACCGTGGATTCACATTTCAAGAAGATTTATTTGAAGCATCGATTTCACAATGTAAACGTCGTGCTGAGGATTTAGGTAGTTCTTATTTTATGATCTCTGGTGCTGAAAAGGGTAAACCTGCAAATCGCGGTGGATGTTGGATTTATACGAGTTCTGGAAAACCTAACATTAGTGGAATATTGAACTATAATTCAAATGGTTCACAATGTTATAGAGTTCATAATCAAGAAGACGATGAAGATGGCTTTATGAAATCGTACAATCCGTCTGATTTGAAACGTTATTACGGAAAAGACACAAATACCGACCGAAGTGTTGCATTGTATTCTCTTAAAACGGGTGGATTGACTGGAGTTGATACTAATCCGGAACGTGGGTACCTTGGTCGTATTTCAAATATTAATCAAAATGGCGAGCGTCGTAACTACACAAGTTCATCGTTAACTTTCGAAAAGCCAACAAAACAAGTTCCCGGTTCATATGTGAATTTGGGTGGTTATGATACTCGTTCACTTGAAGACTCATATGCACTTACTCAAATTACCCCTGGAAGGAAAAATGAATCTGGTAACTTACTGTATAGAGCAACTCGTGATGGATGGGCCCCTTGGGTTTGGTGGTGGAGATGTATGAATAAAGGACCAACCTATACTCGAATCATTCTGCAAGATGGAAGAGAAATTAGTTCTTATTCATCTAAAAACTGGGAAAGTCCAAATGGGTACTGGTGGAACTGGTATTGGGTTCATGATACAGAAGCATTTGTATATGATGGTACTCGTAAATATTATGCATCGAATAGTATTTGGGGAAGTGGAAATTATGTACATCTGCAGACTCCATGGTGGTATTTTCCTTTTTTTGCTGGTTATGATACGATTTTCTGGTTTGGATATGTTTATATGATTGGTGGCGCAATGCACAGTGATAGTAATGGAAATGGTCCACATGGTACTCGAAGATGGCAATGGCGATGGGATTATATGGGATATGCGCGAGACCTTGAAACATATCAAGTTGATTCAAGTAGGTTTCCACAGACATTTCCTCCTGACTACAATCGTAAATTACGGACTGTTGCTGTCGGTCAAAGTGTAAGTGCTACATTTGATGAGTGTCGCGATATGTGTGACGGAGATAATAAATGCGGTGGATATGTATATACCAAAGGTAATGCTGGTTCAGTTGGTCAATGTGAGTTGAAAGATCGTTCAAAGATGTATCCAATCGGGCTTCGTGTCGCCGATCCAACGAAACAGTTGATGTTAAAAGTACCTACGATTAACTCAAATATTACAGATGATGGATGTAAAGTACGAAATGGTAAATATCGTTTAGTTGATACTGCACAATTTTTGCATTATCCGTATATTGGTGAAATGAACTCCGATTCAAAATGCGATATTAAGAAAATTGTTCCAAAGAAAGGATCATTGAATCCTCAAAATGCGTTATCTATGATTCAATCTGTGAATAGTGCATTTAATGATACTCAAGCGAACATAGATATCTTCCGTTATCAGTTGAAATCTGGAAAAGGTAAAAAGGGTAAATATGTAATGTATGGTCCCTGGATTGGTAGAGAAGTAGATTCAGAATTGAAGACGTTGGAAGATGGAAAAGTCATTCATGTTATTCAAGATGGAGATTATACGAAGATGGTTTCAAAGGATGGAAATGAAGAAAAATATTATGTTGGTAAAGTAAACGAGCTAAATCTATCCAAGTGGAATAAGAGTTATAATACTGGTGGCGGAAAATATTTATCGAAAGTGGTTGTTCCAGCAGGTCCGGCTGACGCGGATGAAGTCATAAACGATAAGAAGGAAGGGTTCACCACCGATACTAGACCGTATTCAGAGATCATGAAAGATGTGCAAAAAGATCTTACCAGAATTGCCAATTCAGAATATCAACGTGAACGATTACTTGCAATGACTGAGGAATCAAATAAACAATTGATCGCAGAGTCATATCAATTTATTCTTTGGAGTATTTTAGCAATTTTAGTAGTATTAGCACTTATCAAATTAAAAGAAATGTTTGGGCAAGATGACGCAGAAGAAAATACTGGAGAAAAAGAAGGTGGTATTTTAGCAACAATATTAGGACTATTTGGTATCGGAAAAATAGATATGAGCGATATTGCTGATAAAACTGGTGATATTAAACAAGGATTGAGTAATGCAGGAGAAGAGTTCATGAAAGCAAGTGATGAGTTGTCTACGAATATTACACAAGGAGCAGATAATTTAGTTACATCTGTAGGCGATGCTGCAAATGGGGCGGTTGAAGGTGCAAAAAATATGGCAGATAAAGTAAGTGAAACAGCGACAGATGCTGTGAATAAAGTAGGGGATGTTACAAGTACCCCTCCGGCTTCAGCACCGGCGCCAGCATCGGCGCCAGCATCGGCGCCTGCGTCGGCATCCGGCGGTCGCAGTAAGAAGAAATAATTATATAATTAGTATTTATGGATTGTACATACAAATTATATCAATGGTGTATCAAATTTCAGAAAAAAATCAAATACTGATTGCATTGTTTGGAATTGTTGTTTTATGTGCTGGTAAATTATTTAAAGACTATCTTAACCGTGGAGGATATATTGAAGGGTTTACATTTACTACAGAAACACAACCTGTGCCACTGAAGCGTCAGGCAGAAGATGTTAAAGCAACGGTTTATTTAATTATTACTTTGGGTAATGATTTACCAACCGGAGGAAAAATAGAGACAGCATGGAGAGCGACAGACTCAAATGGAACCTCTGCATTAACTGATAATAATATTGTATTTTCAACAGATCCAGCGAAGTATGTAGCTAGTCTAGAAAGTGAAATTGGAGGGACTAAAACCCCATTTAATAAGTCTGCAGTTTCTGGTAATTCTATTACATTTACATCAACTGCAGATATTAAGAAAGGTTCATGGGTTAAAATTGGTATTTCAGATATTATTTTGAAAAAGGGAATTACCATGGAACCAACAATGAAATTTACAATTACACCCAATAATGGTGAATCCGCAGTATCAAGAGATATTAAGGTATTTAAGGCTGATAGTGGGGCTGGTGAAGGTAGCTTTGTATCATCAACAAGAATTACTGCTTCTGAAATACGTCAAGCAATAGAGTCTATCGACCATCGTTTGAATGCGAGCCCACCTCCTTCAGATGATGACAAAAAGGCTTTACTCGAAGCACGTGCGTCACTTGTTAGTATGTTAGCATCAACTTACGGAACAGTCAAAGAAGCAGGTCAAGTATTCGATTCAGAAGCATTGTATGCTGCTCAAAGAACTGCAATTGATTTTATTAAAAAGGAGCGCGCTCGTGCTGAAAAAAATGCGATACTGTTGTCACAAGACAATTCGAATAAGCGTCGCATGGCTCAAGTCAACACATATTATACACGTCACTATGAGGCAAACACAGACATCATGAAGAATATCATTTATGTATCAGTTGCATTAATCATAATAGCGGTATTACGAAACAAAGAACTCATCCCTGCATCCATATCTACTTTAGGAATTATATTAGTGTTAACATTTGGAGGTATTGTGATTGGTACACAAATATACGATATTGTACGACGTAATGATCATGACTTCGACAAGTATGACTGGAACTTCAATGAAGATGCAATGAATAAGGCTGAACTTGTTCAACAGAATTCAGATCCAGCCAATTTATCTCAAATGGGATCGGGTATGGCGCCATGCTATGGTCCTGGATGCTGTGATGTCGGAACAACCTGGGATAATGACGCTAAGAAATGTGTACCAGCTGTTTCTCGTATAACAGGAACTGCAAAATGGGTACCAACATCTGCAGGAAGTGCTGCCGGAGATCTAATAATTGCAATAAAGGTTTCAGCTACTGGCGCTTTGACTACAAGTAGTAAGATAACAATTGATCTTCCAGAAGGTTTGTTTACAGGTACGACAATTACTGTAGCTGGAGGTACAGCTGTAGGAACGCCTAGCACAAAACTCGTTGAATTGAATCCTTCAGGAGCAATTGCTGCCGGTACAGTATCTCCGGATATTACGATTAAAGGTCTCTCATTGTCGAACGGTTATTCATCTCTATCCAAAGTACTTAAGGTGAAAACAACTGCAGATACAAATCCATCTGGTATAACAATTTCTGGATTGTAAATACTGTTAGGTCTCGTGTATTATAATCTAACAATTATAGTAGTTAGATTATAATATCATCAAAAATGCCTGAAAAATTAAATATTGAAGATAATGAAGAGGTCAAACCCGAAGATAAGGCAAAAGTAGCAAAAGGACTAAATGCTGCACAAGCTGCAGTATCGGCAGATAAAGCTGCCGTTAAACTCACTGGTGGCGATCGTCCAATGGATGAAGTTATAGAAAAATCAAAAGGCGATTTGATCAAAATTAAACAAATTATCAACCAAGGTGGTTATTCCGGTCCTGAAAGAGATAAATATATCATGAGTCTTCATCATGCAGAATGGGTACAAGCCCGTATTGAAGATGAGATGTGTGATTCGAATGTTGAGAAAAAGAGTATCGAATATACAGCTTTAGTGAGAGGAAAAGCGCAGTCACACGAAATTATTAGAGCGCACAAAGATTGGGAAGATATGCGAGAAAAATGTAAGAAAACAAGTAACATATTGAAGGAAAAAGCAATTCAGTACGTGGAAACAGACCGACGGGTCCGTGAGAATAAAGCCGCAGATGGTGACATATATCCACCAATTGGATCATCGAAACAAGGATTTCAAGTTTTACAAGAAGGTTTTGGTGGCGGCGAGGAAGAAACCATTAGAGAAGGTTTCGAGTTTTATGACAAAACCACACTTGCCGATAACACATTAATTGGAACTGTACCCAACCAAGAACCACGATATAATGTACGTCTTCCACTTTTAAATGATGAAAGTGCGATTCGAGCTACTGCAGGTGGAAAAACAACTTTACCATGGAATGAATATTATATTGTTTGTAGTGATCAAAATCCACAACTTCAAGAAACATGTAAACTTGCTGTAGGTAAAAAAAATGAATACATATCCGGTATTAACAGCCATTTTGAACGTGCGAATCGTTTATTGAATACATATTACAATGTATCAAATAAAAGTGACAATCAATCTAAGTTGACATTACTCGAAGAAGCAGATATACAAGCTATCCTAGAAAATCAGAAGAAAAATATCGCTTTACATAAACAAAATGCGTTATATGACTACGACGAGTATAATAGTCTAGCTTTTTACGAGGATATGGTAATTTTTCTATACTACGCTCTCTTCGCAATGTTTGTTTTCATATCGATACGCGATTTTTACACAGGTGCTTCATTTGATTACATAAAGATTGCAACTGTGGTATTTCTTGGAATTTACCCAAAAATCATATTACCAGCTGTATTATGGTTGTTAAATATGCTTACAAAGGTAACTGAAATGTTGGGAATTAAAAATGTTACTTTTTGGAAGTAATTCACTTTATATTGAGAACCGGTTGCGTTATGCCTGGTCACTTCCACTACATGTTCCGTCATCTTCTCCACCACAAAACTCATCGTCGTCTTCATAAAGGATACGACACTTTCTCCATCCTTTGCTTGTGAGCTTTCCGAACTTCTTCGTCATATAATCGTATAGTTCATTACCTTTTGGAATATTCTTACCATGTTGTACAATATACCATTTCTTGAACTCTTCATAGACTTCTGTCTTCTTGATATACGTGTCTTCATCTGCAGGACGAATCTTGTCACGCAAGAACTCCGACAAGTAATCTTGAGTATTCCTGTATTTATTACTGCTTGCAGTGACAGCAGCACATGTCTTCACTTTTCCATCCGTTTCAAATGCCTTCTTGACGAGCATCGCCATAAAGACATTTACCCACGTCTTGATTTTCACATCCAGGTTCTTATCGATGAGGAACTGATAGGGTTCTTCTGGATCGTCCTTCTTCGGGTCTTCGCAAAACTTGGATTTATACGGACAAAGGCGAATACGACGCCATGTACCATCATCATTGCTCTTGATATCAAATAGGACATTTGTACATACAACAAGCTTGAACTGAGGTACGAACGTAATCGTGTTTTTGAAGAGAGCACGAGCAGTCATATCATCACCACCGGTAATTTCCTTCAGAATACCCTCATTAATACGATCACCCTTCGTCGGTTCCTGCATAACAGCATACCTTACACCTTTCAGCACAGCAAGCTCTGGTGAAGCACCACCAATCATCGCGCGTTTTTGTGTCACTGCAGTAATCGGAAGAACTGCTTTGTACTCGCCAAGGCAGGCTGACATGAGTTCGATCAACTTGGACTTACCATTACTACCGCCACCGATATAAATGTTGAACGTTTGTTCACGATTCGTTCCGATGAGCGTCGACGCAAGATGCTCCCACATATAATTCCGAAGTTCTTCTTCTGGGAAGAGTTGCGCCATGAACTCGTTGATCTCGGTGATTTGTTGGCGATGTTTCTCGGCATCAAGCGGGATATAGTCGATTTTCGTGGTTTTCGACAGATTATCGTCAGGTTGTCCACGTCGAAACGTCTTTGTGTTGAAATCAACGACGCCATTCTTGAAACAAAGGAGTTCTGGACGCGTATCAATCTTGTCAATAAAGTCTTTGTCGTAGAACTGTTCACGAACTTCACGCATAATATTATTCTTGAAACTCGTCGTCTTGAGTTTGGTGCAGATGTCCACGATTCGGCGCGATTTCTTTCGAGCATTTGTGTACTGGTCGGATGTCGGATCTAGACCAGATGTCATGTCCATTATATCGCGATGCTTCTTCGTATAAATGTCATGCATGTCTTTCGAGATAAGCGCGCGAAGCGAGTTCCCTTGATCGCATTCTACCCAACGGTTCTTCTCGAATTCATACCACATATTGTCTTTCACGCTAACACATACGAAACGGTCTTTGAAGATCGTGTACAACACCGTCGCCAAATCTACATCCGTTGACGCATCATTTGTCGTTTCGTTGCAAATCGTCTGATGAATGAAGTTGTCGATCGTTTCATTTCGGATCCGCGCATAATCTTCAGGACAATCATTCTTCGCCCAGTACATGATCGAGCGTCGTGTAAGACCATCTGGACTATATGGAAAGTTACACCAGGTATCATAATGACGCATAATGTGTGCATACGAAAATTTGCTTGACTTTGCACTGAAAAGCATCCACGTCAAGAAGAGTTTATCGTTTGTATTATGAAGAGCCAGGCCAACGCGTAGCCATTTATCATACGGATCGTAGTACTGTGATGGAAGCGCCATGGTATAGTAGTGTGTCTCGCGAATTTCGTATTCTTTCGGTTCAAGTGCATTCAACATCACTTCAACTGCCATCGCTAGTTCTGCCTGATTTGTGATCTTGTCCATCATAATCACGCCATTATGCGACATCAGCGATTCAGCGCCACTTCCAGGTCCGCCATTTGAACTGCCAACCCCCACTCCATTCGTCACAACAAGTCGGATACGTTTACCGCCACCATCTGCGCCACCACTACCACCACCACGCATTCCTCGTTGTTGATTCAGAAGTGCATCATACTCCGCCTTCAATGCGGCGTTGTCAGCCAGTAATGTAAACGACGGATAGTCAGTATCTATTCCTGGCGACATCTGAACTGATAGTTTCGCGAAGTTTTCTTTGACATTGAACTTGCTCGTCTTTTCTTCCTGACACATCCACGCACCTTCTTCATCGTCGGGATCATGCATCATAATAAAGTGATACTTCAGCATGTATGCTTTGTGTCCTGGTTTACGAGAACCGTACAACTGCCAGTTCGTGTGTCCACGTGAAATACCTTCATCTAGTACATCATTCCACGAATTCGTTACGGGCAAATCCGTCCATATCTGCGGAAGTTCTTTCAACATCCTTGCCCGCAACATTCGCTGAACCGGACGTTCAACATATGCGCCGATCATCATGTGAATTCCGTCTTTGGTAACATCGTCCAACTGGTTCACTTCGCTTTTCTCGAAAATGTAGATCGGGATTTGCGCGTCACCAGGGATAGTCACCAATGTTTCCAATGTTTGAATGTACGATTGAATCATGTCGAGTACATGTTCTTTCGAATGTTGGCGTTTCGTGATACTGGTTTCATATCGAAAATCGAAATCAACGACAATGACGCCTTTTTCTGGATTTTGTTTCTCCGTCAAATGTTCGAGTTTTCCACTTTCGAAAACATGTGAATAGTATTTCTTCCAAAATACCGGCAATATTGCTGGCGGAATGGTATATACTCCGCCATGAACATTCTGCGTCTTGTCCCCAATCCGTGTATGTGTATATGCCTCACCTGGTTTGGAAACGTGATGTTTCATAAATTGTTCATACGTCATTCCAGCACAAAGAGACTGGTATGATGCAGTTGTCGGATCCACCGCCGATGGCGCGCTAGCGCCCACATCTCCATTATGTACATTTGTTGTCATCGTCTGTCTTGCAATTTCGAGTTGCCTAGGTTTAAAGTTCAATTTTGTCCGATTTATGAATTGAAATTTTTAAAACCGTCGGTTTATATATTCCAGAGGTTTTATCTCTAAATCTGATCCCCCAAAAATGGTACTTTGATTTTTCTTTTGCAATTTTTGGCGATTTTGGGGGGATACTTTTTTTTTCGTTTTTCTGGACGCGGGACTTTTGTAAAAAAAATATTTTTACCCGTAGATTTTTTTTTCGGGTTTGGATTTTTCGTTTTGTGACGATATATCGTCATACTCGTTTTTTTGAGAGCATTATGGTAATATATAAAACACACATTGTTCATACATTCGCTCGATTTACCGTGATAAATGCAAAAAAATAATAGGTTTTCATCAAAAAATCGAAAAATACATAAAAACATAAATCGATTGTAGTTTAAAACATTCATGGAAAAAACAGACGCGGGGGCTGATGCCGCCACCAAAGTTGTTATCCCAAAGGATACAGTGATGCGATTATTGAAAGATATACGCGAAGTTATGACAGATCCAACACTGCAAGAATGCGGTATTATGTATCAACATAGCGAAACCGATATGTTGACAGGATATGCATGTATTGTAGGTCCTTCTGACTCGCTTTATTTTGGCGGTTACTACTATTTTCTCTTCAAGTTTCCGACCAACTATCCACATTCACCGCCGATTGTTTCTTATTTGACGAATACAAACAATATTCGATTTCATCCTAACTTTTATGCAAATAAGAAGGTTTGTGTTTCTATTATTAATACATGGCGTGGAGAACAATGGTCCGGGTGTCAGAACATTCGATCTGTTTTGATGACATTTCAATCCTTGATGGATAAAGAGCCGCTATTACACGAACCAGGAATACGAAGTGGACATAGTGATTTTACATCGTACCATACAATCGTCGAGTATTACAACTACAAATTTGCATGTTTAACTCTACTTACGGAGTTTACAACGTACATACCAGTAGAGCCAAACATGGTTGAACCATTTCAGAAGTTCATGAACCGTAAATTTGAAGAAAACAAACGACGAATCCGAGAGATTTTGGTAGAAAGAGAAAAGAGATATCCAGATAGAAAGACACTTACAATTGGATTGTATGGTGGTATTACAACTGCGATTCAGTATTCATTGATACTCACTCAATACGGCGAAATTTTGTCTGCAGGACCACAATAATTAACATACTTGAGTGAAATTATAATACTTAAAGGAGTTAAATTGAAATTAATTGTATGTATATACATTATACCATCGTTCATCGCGTATATCGCTGTTGTAAATATGCATTTCTGTTCTGTTTGTAGTAACATGTACTACATTAGTATCACGCCTGAAAATGAGCTGCAGTACTATTGCCGTCATTGCGGAAATATAGACAATACGGTTGCATCTGAGAATATATGTGTTTCAAAGGTCAACGTCAAACATTCGACAACACCCCAGTCATTTTCACAGGTGGTGAATAAGTATACGAAATTGGATCCGACATTGCCGCGGATTCATACGATGCGCTGTCCGAATGATGAGTGCCCGAGTAATCAAACTGTGAGTGGAGGAGCGGGAGCTGGAAGTAAGAAACCGAAGTCAGAAATCATTTACGTTCGGTATGACGATACAAACTTGAAATATGTTTACTTATGTGCAAAGTGTGACAAAGTATGGAATACCGAACAGCAATGAATCAGTGATTCAGGTATGAGAGTACAAAAATATAGGTACTGGAATATGTTTATTATTTTTATCATTCGTAAAATAATAAATTGAAACATAATAAAGTATGAACCTTATATATACCATCGTATTTGCAAATGTCAAGTGCTATCCCTGCTCCACCTAAGAAAATAGTACCATCTCGTAATGAAAACGATGATTCAGAGAATGAAGATGTTGACGTTGGCGGCATACAAGAAATAGATTTATCTGAAGATGACGATGATTCCGCATCCAAACAGTCAAGCGAAAATGATGAAACTGGATCAGAAACAGACGATGATGCAACTTCATCCGCAGTCGATGAAGAAAATGAAGGAGGTGAAAACAGTGGAGGTGAAGATGAAGACGCTGGTGGAGGTGAAGGCAGTGATGAAGAGGGTGCTGCAGTTATCGCCGAAAAACAAAAGAAGAATAAAAAGAAGCGTTCTTCATCGAAAAAAGATACAGAAGACGATCTCACGTTACTTGGCGTACCACATGGAATACATTTTGACGACGAGGATGATGCAGATGATGACGAGGATGATGCCGACAAGGATACGTCCGAGTATTTTCAAAAATTGACAACCACTGTATCAGAGAGTTATATCGAGACGTATCATCCGGAATCCATGTCACATAATTACGATGAGATTCAAACACTTTCGCGGGTTGTTCGAGATAGCGCCGGATTCATTGTAGATGAATTACATCGGACTACGCCGATTATGACCAAATATGAGAAAACACGCGTCTTAGGACAACGTGCAAAACAGCTGAACGAAGGTGCACCTGCATTCATCAAGATTGACTCCACTGTGATCGACGGGTATCTTATTGCAGTGAAGGAACTCGAACAAAAAAAGACACCGTTTATCATTCGCCGACCCTTGCCAAACGGTGGTTCTGAATACTGGCGCATCCAAGATTTAGAGATTCTGTAAATCACATTCGGTTATGAATATGTAAAATCGGGATCCCCCGTGATTTGGCGAAGAACGTGGTTGATGGTTGCTCGTTCGACTGCGTCGGCTTCATAATAGTTCCAATACGTATCTTGAAGATGGATGTCGTATGGTATACGTTTGTTGTTTTGGACAACAACGTTCGTAAAAGTGGTCATCGTGCACATATACGGTTCAGATGGATATTGATTTTTTACGAATGTGCCTTTGCTATTCAAGTGTCGGTATTCTGGGCGTTTTTCTTGAATCAGGTACATCCTTCCTCGTTTTAGCTCTGTTGGGTCTACGAGTTGAAGTGGGCGCATGGTATGATATCTGGATGTTAGTGCTGCATTCATAATAACAAAATATAATTTTCAATTTTATTTTCAATCACTGTAATAATTTGTTGGTATTATGCCGACGTATGGCCTGAATTGGTTTCTTTTGTATGGAGTATTATAACTTTCTAGAGATGATGACGATGAAGACCATGTGATCGGGGTTCCAGGAGTTCCTGGATTTGAAACATCGTCGAATGTAAATGGACTATTCTCACCCGACGGAATATCATACGTTGTCTCACGGTCTTCTTTCTTCACATTGAAACAACATGTGCAGCGTTTCGTACAACATTGAAAGTATTTTTCAATTATAGTAAAAAATGAAGTAGACATCTTTTACTATACACATTTATTAAAACTAATGATATGGACGAGTTATAATGTTACCGGTATGAATGCGTATACCTCCATAGAAATTACTTTCATCAAATAAGTATAGATCTTTATATTTGTAATACAATATTGTAAATATGGATTGGTCTTGGCGGTGATTAGATCTGCTACTGCCTTCTGGAAATATGCATTCTTTAATTAATGATAAACGTGCATATTCATTTACAAAGTCTCTTACCCAACTAATATTGATATTGAAACATGGTAAAGCTGCATTTTTCATATGCATATCTGCATATTTGTATCCGTCTAAATATTCTAATGTTTGATCAACTGTCCACGTTCTTACGCTTCCAGCTGTAATATTGGTATAAATACCATTCTTTCCTATGAAATTGATGATTGTCTCTAAGTTATTCTCAAGTTGATTACGTGCATCACACCAAATTAGATATTGGTTTTTACTGGTCGATGGTTCATAACTATCCATAACACTCTTGATGATTTGCGCTTTCCAAGCCCATTGTCCAGCGTCATTATTGATATGTACCCACTCTGGATATTGTGAAAAGTCAAAGTATTCATATATTATATCTAATTGTTTGATATGAACTATATCATCGGTACTCAATCCTAAGTCGTAAAAATAAATAGTACTTTCCGGTAGATATTTTTTAATTGACTTATATAATTGGAACCAGGCACGAATATAATGAGTATCGCATCCTGTCGCAAAAATGATTTCACTCATAATATATTATTATTCGGCAATGTTTAATTAATATTTGTAAAATAGCAAAACTCCAGAAAATATTCCGTTCAAAAATAGATTACAACGATTGCATCCCCAAAAATTGAAGATTCGAATTTCTGATTTTTTTACAACCCCTGTTTTGGGGGATACCAACCATGATTGTCCGTATTTTATGCGGTTTTGCGTTTTCTATACGCTGACATCATAAATAGTGTTATTATTGTTATGTATGTTTATAAATATTGTTTGTCAGTGTCAGAATGGCGTTTTTTATTACTCTATTTTTGGACATTTTTGGACATTTTTAAAAATGTCCAAAACGCCGTTTGCGCCGGAGACTTTTGAAACAAAAAAACTCAAAACATCAAAAAACGGGTTTGTGATTGAAATGCTCACATAATACATTTTTGGCATAAAATATTGTTACTGACATTTTTTAGAGGAGGTAGGGAGTTGACGAGAACTGAACCAACGGATCGTAGATTTAGACGTTTTTTTATGCGACTGTAATGTAACATAGAACAAAAAATGACGCGGGATAAACAACGAGTATCTTATATATGCGAACCTTGTAATTTTACCACATTCAATAAAACCGACTATGAACGTCATTTATCTAGACGTAAACACCATGAAAACGTTAAATATTATGAAAAAACCATACCCAAACCAGATCCAAATATGTGTTCTTCTTGTCATAAGATATTCAAATATCGTACAAGTATTTATAAACATAAAACAGTATGCCCTGGGCTTCAACCTCCACAGTTGCAACCGAATTTTCATTCATCGCCATCGACATCCATTTCCACATCCACATCCACGTCTGTTGCTATCGACATAGATGACAATATAATAACTCCAAACGACAACGTAGTCATAACGAAAGAGATGTTCATGACTTTATTAAAAAATAATCAGGAAATGATGAAAATGATAAAGTCATTATCCGAAAATCCTAACGTCAACAATACAACCAATAACACGATCAATAATAATTGTAATAACAAAACTAACTGTCACAATAACACATTTAATATGAACCTATTTCTCAATGAAAAATGTAAAGACGCAATGAATATGAAAGATTTCGTGAATTCTATTCAATTGAATTTGACTGACCTGGAAAATGTTGGGCGTCTAGGTTACGTTGAAGGGATGTCGAATATACTCATTGACAATCTCCAGAAAACAGATGTGTATAAACGCCCGGTTCATTGTAGCGACGTCAAGCGCGAGACATTGTACGTAAAGGATGATAATAAATGGGAACGTGAAGGACCTGATCGTACAAAATTGGTGAATGCGGTCCTTGCAGTCGAACATAAGAACGTGGCTCTTGTAAGTGAATGGGCAAAAGCACACCCACTATCTATGAATAGTCGCACTCGAGATAATGAAATGTATATGAAGTTGTCAAAGGTCGCCACGGATGGGGAAAAAGAAGGCAATATTGCAAAAGTAATACGGAAAATCGCGAAACGTGTGGCGATCGAAAAAGAACTGTAGAAACAAAACGTATTACGGTATTAATGTTTGAAGGCGTTAAAATCGTAAATTTTATGGTAAGGAGGCGTTAAATATTGTAGTAATTTACTGTGTAGGCGTTTTTTTTTGTAGTACTACAGAATAAAACGCCCATTATAAAAATAATCATAACCACGGAAATAAAATAAATTTGTAGATTTTTGTTCAGTATGATTCATGGGGTTATTTGTCATCATTAACACTTCCATCTCTTTCCACATTCTAAGCACGTGACAAACGTGGTCATTGGTTCATCTGCTGAACGAGTTTGCAGCTGATAGTATGTGCATTTCTTCGACTTACATTTGTTGCAAGTGAAGTTGTCAGTAGACGCTTCAATGTTCGGCTCGTACTTCTGTTTATCACGAACCTTTTTGTCTTCGATAAGTTGTTTCCATTTGTCAGGGCAAATCTCTTGGTGACTCATGAATGCGAGCTCTTGCGGTTTGATGTTGCCAGAAGTGACTGCACTTGCCACATCCGGTTTTTTCAGATTGATATAGACTGACCGCAAACGATCAATGTATAATGTGATGAAGAACGAGTTTGACCATTTTTTCACAATGTTATTCTTGCTTGCATGTTGAATCGTCCAGTTGAATATGCCTTTTTCAATATTGGTGGCGTTCGTTGACGCATTCTCGCTTGTGTCATTCAAGAGGGTCTCAATTCGTTTTCGAATCTCTTCGCGAAACTCGTCGGGAAACGCAATTGTATCGACAGTGGACATGAATATAACTAATCTGGTTGATTATATTTATGTAATAAAGTATTCTTTAATCAATTTTAATTCAATCATACGGTTCTTCACTCAATTCAGATTCTATTTCTTCATCAACGACTGTCTCTTCTGTATTCTTTTTTGCTTTTCCGGCCGACTTTTTAGAATTGGTCGGTTTTTTTGGCTTTGTTGCTACACTACGTTTTGCAACAATTTTATTCACAGGAGCAACAACTTCGTCAACCTCGCCATCTTGATCAGAACCGTTCAACGAGTCTGATGCCGGTGTTCCTGATTCTGTTTCTGTCTCTGTAATAAACTCACTTTCCGTCGATTCTGATTTTGGTTTTTTACCAGCACGTCCTCGTCCACGCGTTACTCTTTTGCATTTCGGGGTTTCCTCTGCATCATCTTCCACAACAAACCCGTCTTTCAAATAACCATTACTTGTTTTTTTATGAGCAGGAACTAATTCTAACTCGTCTATTTCGTTTTCATCTTCTGCAGCAGTTGCAGCGAGATCTTCAAACCCGCCAAATAATTTCTCGTATATTTTCTCCCATAGTTCAAGTGTTAAATTCACTGCATTTTCTTTATCGATTCTTGCAACAAGCGCCATGCTTCCGTACATAATAAGCTCGTCTACAGGAGGGGGAAGCTCGTACTTATTCTCCTGACCAGCACGCCCGTCCGTTTTCGCCCAAAGATCTACATAAATATACTTTGGTACGATTGACTCTCCTTGCGTATCAAACGAATACTTACGTTTGTTCTTGTATTTCCACGTATGATAACAGCTGAATCCTTCATGGTTTCTGAATCCACACTTTTTGGCTAATAATACAGTTAATTCTTCGAGCGTAGTGTCTCCTTTTGGCTCAACAATACATTCTGACGGAACACCTGTTTTTGAAACGACTACAATTGTCGTTTTTGTCGCGGCCGAAGTTGACGGTGACATGTTTTGTCTTTACATCAATACAACATATGTTTCTATATTCTTTCGTATATCCGTTGAATATACCACACCACAATACAACATAAACATAGAACCATAATGAATATAACGTGTTTTCTGCTCGATGGAAACAACAGCTAACCCGCCTTCGAATTATCGTGCTCAAAGAAAGGGCCAAAATGCCAGACAAGCGATGGTAATCTCCGGTCTTAGTACCATTTACAGAAAAAATTCAGATACTCACTTTATACAATCACAACAGAGAACCGAACCTAGAATATATTTACTAGATATTACAATCGATGATATGAATAAGTTGTATTCAAAGATTCACCAGATCATCGAACGCGGGCGTCTTCGACCAAAAGGTACAGAGATATTCTTTGTAACGAAAAAAATGGAGCATATGATCATTACGGATAGCGCAATTTTTGAGCTTCGAACCAATGAATCAACACGACAACAAACATTACATGAACGAACCCCGGTTGATGGAACTGTAATGACAATAGAACTGCAGAACGGAAATCAAAAGATTCCGGTTCTTGTCGACGAAAGTTATTATGAACTACATGAATCAACCGATAAACGACATATTATCCCTACGAATCATGTTGTAACTCGACAGATTAAAAAGGTAGTCAAAACGCATCCAAAATCGATGAATGCATTCGTGTTTCTATTGGATGAAAAAGAGTCAAATGTCATCGATTTTTACATCACGACTGAAAACGGGATTGTTTCTATTGGAACACGTGGAAACATCAGTGATCGACTTACGCGAACATGTAAAGAGGATATAATTTCGTTCATTGAACACTTCAAATTATGTCCATAGTATACACGTGAATACCGAATGTGGTGGCTTATTCAAAATATTCTATTCTCGGTCTGTTTGATTGTTATTATTCACTACTTGTATATCTATTTTGAAACAACATTAACATCGCCAAAAGTAAAGGATCTGATCCATTGTCCAAAGCAAGAATACAAACTATTATTAGAGTCTGTTCATAAAAAAGTAGACGGAAAATTGGATTGTATGCCGCCCCCACATGATCTGTTTTCGCCAAGTCATGCTGATTCAGATGTACAGCAGCAGAAGCATAATCAGCATAAGCAGCAGAAGTCTCTGCCGCCACCAGTCGATACTTTAGGAATTAGCACCAATAACTCTACCGATGATATGAAGGTGGACCTAAAAGAGTACATTCGTGAATTAGCATTAAAACAACCCAACAAATGAATTAAAGCTATTTACGTATATGATATATAGTCATGTCTCGTGTGTCCCATTCGCAATCTTATCAATCGCATCGCCCTCATAGAGGAGTCCCTGTGTCAAGTACGACGAACGTATTGAATTCACAAGAATCAGAATGTTTACTGGCATCTTTTCCAAATACACGACTTTCTTATGAAACAACCATTCATAAGAACGACAAACCGTCATTTTTTTCAGGTATGTATAAGTGTTTTATTCTTCCAAAAGGAAAACGTTGTGTTGCATGGATAACGGAGTGGAATCGTAGAAAGGTCGTCGTGATCATCGATGTTGTTGGTGCAAACAATTATCAAGGTTCATTGTCTCCTGTGATTCGAAAGTTTCACCAGGAAAACAATTGGTATCCTGGTAGTATCCGTTTGTATGATGCGTGTGTGGATCATTCACTCGTGTATGGTACTGTATTTAGTGGTGTGATCTTTCGTGTCAATGCGTCGACGACGTCGTCATGCGACAAGACTTTCTTCTCAATTCATACGGTGTATTGGTATCAGGGAAATTCAATTCCGAGCTTAACATTAACTGGTCATGTACGGTTGTGTGAACGTATTTTCTCGGAGTCTGGGTTACGACAGGTTGCATATACAAAACAAAACAGTATTATTTTTGGATTGCCGGTATTATGTCATGATGATAAAAACATAGAGGCGATTGCAAGAAATTTGCCTTATCCGATTTTTGCAGTTCAGTATCGATTTGAGAACAATACTCGTATATGTCAGCGGTTGTTTTCGATACAAAACGACGCGATCGAACCAATAAAGCCATTACCGATTCCAGTTCCGTCGTCATCCGTCATCGTTACTCCACCTTCTAGCCATCCCCAAGTGAATACTAGTCGTTTGCTATCACAACAATATAATTCCCGTGTTCCATTTATTACCCCGTCAGATGATATGCTCACAAATATCCAAGCGATTTTTATGGTGCGTCCAAATATACAAAACGACATCTATGAATTATTTGTAAAATCGAGTAGCAGTCGTACAGGTGAAGTCATATTTCATAATTTCGCTCATATTTCAGGTTATAAAACAAGTGTTATGATGAACCGTTTATTTCGTAATATTGTTGAAAATGAATGCTTGGATACACAAGAAGAAAGCGAAGACGAAGCTGATTTTGAAAACACAGAACCCGATAAGTATGTGTCACTTCATAAGGAATACTTGATGTTGTGTCGATTCAATAAACGATTCTGTAAGTGGGTCCCGATGCATATCATAAGCACGCAATCAAGTATAAACTCACAAGTCATTACGGATCAACAAGTAAAACAACATGAAATGCGATATTTGAAACATAATCGTAAATGAATTAAACCGTTAGCATAATGTATACATTATAGCGTGATGCCGCATATTACTCGTTCTGTATCTTTTCATGACCTATATTCTCAACATTTATATTCGCGCGTTTCAAAAGTGTTTCAAGCGTGGAATAAATGTATCCCATATGTTCGACCGTGGTATGCAGTTTCACCGGCTTCATCACCGGATATGATATCACTTATGCGAAACCAGCGAATGCCGATAGTATGTCATAATGCGCGAGAAGTGAAATTGGTGAACCACGATAGGTTGGTAGTTGTAGATGGGAAAAATATCGGATATCATGAATGTATTGTTCGAAAAATGAACAGCAAAGAATCATTATCTTTAAAATCGTCTGTTCCATTGTGGATTCATACAACCATTTCAAATGAAGGTGTTGATCAAACAAGAAAAATGTTTGAGCACGTTTGGGCAAACAAGCATATACTGAATGGTATAGTGTTCGATATTTCTAATTTTACAAATCCAATACAATCCATTCCACCATCCATGTACAGTTATAAGGTTGCAATCGATTATATATTTAGAAACATGATCTATCCGTTTCAGAATGAATATGGTATTGTTACACCATCTATATTGATTGATGGTAGGAATCATATTACTCGTATTGAACAATTATACGATCTTCATGAACAAGGATTGTCTCACTGTACTCATTTATGGAAGAAATATCCACAGATTCAGCAACCAAAGCTTCACTTGATCGTGGGGTCTTTGTTCGATAATCGACAGCTGTAATACTTTCAATAAAAATAATTTCGATAGATAGTATATAGCATGTCGACTACTGAACAAGAACAACCCATGTCAGGTGGCGCCAAGCGCAAGATTCGTTTGGCAAATGAGCACATGAATCTTCAGCCTTCCGCCCCGATCAGTGGACAGAAGATTCGAAAAGTAAAGCCTTTTGTCTTTCGCAACCAAAAGAAGTATTTAGAGCGTTTGCGTTCGTCGCCGTGTCGTTCAAAAACTCAGAAGAAATGCAACAGCCGTAAATTAAGACAGAGCTGCAAGTATGCTCGTGGAACAAAACGTTCATTCTGCCGCAGAAGGACAAACAAGAACTATCGATCGTAAATAATATCACAGTATATCATAGGGTAATATACTGTAATATGTCATCATCACAATATATGCGTTCAAATCCGTTGAATCAACATAACGCTCCCCTTGCTGTTTCGAGTAAAGACGGACAAGGTCTGAATAACGGTACTGGTAATATGTATCAGGGACAAGGTGGTCGCGCATTTCCCCAATCTGGCGGAGGTATGAGCCAATTTTATTCAGCGAAACTTGATGGACCAGAAAGTGCAATTGCACGTGGATCGTATGCGCCGGTCGCAGTGGGTTATAATTCGTTAACGCGCGGAGGTCGTCGTCGTGGACGTAGTGGCCGTAAAAATGGAAGCGCGAAACGTAAGCATCGTAAGTCCAATAAAAAGTGTGACTGTGATATTGTTACTGGGGTGGGTGGTCGTCGCAGAAGCCGCAGACGTAGTCGTAGCCGTATCTGCCACATTAAAAACTGTAAGTGTATCTGTCATACTCTGTCTGGATCTCGAAAAGTGAAGCAACATGGCGGTAATGGAGGTTACGGAAATGCAGCGTATTCCATTGCAGGTCCCAACACAGGTATTACGAAAGATAATCTGGCTCTGGCAAATCCTCCACCATATACAGCATACAACAGTTGCCATCCGGTCGCATAACTATAGATAAAATCGAATTGTAGCATATTTATTCTTCTAGTCGAATCAAGCATTTCCCATTTGTTTTCGGAATGGTTGATTTCATTTTGTTTTTCGCGCTTACTTCTGTCGTTACCGAGAGATTTCCCGTTTCTTCGTCGATTTCAATGATATCTGCATCCGCCAGTTCAGCTTCTTTTGCCGCGGTCGTCGCTTTCGCAGGAGGGTTGTATTTGACCGTCCATTTGTTTTGGTAATATCCCTCTGTATCGGTCATAATAATACGGTATCTCTGTTTGATGTAATAGGTTTGGCGTTTCAGCCACTGGCTTCGAAACACATCCTGTGGGTCAATAATATCAATGACAAGTGGCGCGGCATGTTTCACACGCAGGATGCGCCCTACCGACTGACATACGTCCGTTTTAGGAGACGCCATAATCAGTGTAGTCAGCGTTTTAATATCCAAACCCTCAGAGGCCATTGCATATGTTGCAATGATAACCTTCTTACTTTCACTAAGTTTCAGCGCGGCTTCCTTCATTCCGCCAACATAGTATCCGACGCTGGCGATTTTACGATGCTCTATCGCATCATGAAAGTATTCGAGTAATGACCGATTATGTGCAAGTATCATGATCTGTTGATCGGGGTTTGATGCAAGTTCGTTCTGAAGTACATCTAAGATAAACTCGCTTCGTCGGTTATAATTGCAGACTTTAGATATCATGGTACTAAATTTAGGGTTGCCACGGTAGTCATATTCCGTTTCATTGAATTCTGCATCATCTACTTTATATTGAATGCCTTTAACGACGACAGCATGTGACGTTGTATCGTTTTTCTCTTTGTGCACAACATCGCCCAGGAAATATTTGAATACTTTTGTAAGCCCGTCTTTGCGCACCATTGTTCCGGAAAGCCCAAGCGTGTATTTTGTGACCACTTTCATCATACATCGACAGAAAACTTCCGCGGACATGTGATGGCATTCATCGTATACAGAGAGACCGAATGAATCAAACAAATCTCTCGGATACTCCTTCATGGAAAGGGATTGGAGCATCCCGATCACAATATCTTTATCGTCGATATCCAGGATTTGACCTTGAATCATTCCAACACGCGCTGCAGGCAAGAATTGCTGGATTCTCTCGATCCACTGATTCAAAAGGAAACTTTTATGGACAATCACGAGTGTTTTCATTCGAAGGCGCGATATAATATTAAGCGCCATGACGGTTTTTCCTTTGCCCGGATCAACATCAAGAAGACCGCCGCCGCCCATTCCGGCATTTTCAGGTTTTGTCACTTGGTGTATGTATTTATCAACGATTACATTCTGATACTCACGCATTTCACCAGAGAAAACGAGAGATTCGGATACAGGCACGCCCGGAGGAATCCTGGATTCTTCAGGAAGGCCGTATATTTTAGTTCCATAGAACCGCGGAATGAATATTTTTGTTGGACTTTCACGGTAGATCGGAAATTTAGGGGGTTGGACTGGTGCTTTAGGAACATATGCGCCAACCGTAAGTTCATCTCTCAACAATTTCAAATCTTCTGCGTCCATACATTCTTTGAGAAGAGTATATCCCCGAGGTCCGTAAAAGGATACAGGTGTAGTAGAATTGGCAGTTTGTCCGGACATTGTATAGATTCAAAATAATTGTTTCGAGAGATTTCAATTGTATTCAGGGTTAGTTTTAGAATAATATATAGTATAATAGTAATAACATTCTATTTCGGTTATATATAGACTATAATCAATCCATGGATACATTCAATACGTTAATGCGTCAAGAAAAACAGCACGAAATGGTGATTTTCGTTCTTTTAATATTGTATATTGTATTTACACCAGACGTTCCTCTTGGATTGGCAGAATATGCGGAAAGTACGATTGGTCAGTTGGTCATCATTATTCTTGCAATTACGCTTTTCTTGAGCACAAATCCGGTCGTCGGTATTTTAGGTTTTCTAGCTGCGTATGAATTCATTCGCCGAGCAAGTCGTGTAACCGGTGTTTACGGTATTGAGACCTTTTCGCCCACTGAAGAGAAAAAACATCAGATCATGACTGCGATGAATCCTGCCCCTGAGAAGACGTTGGAAGAGGAGCTTGTTGACAATCTTGTCCCGATTTCACCGAATGACGAAATCGGGTTGTCAGATGGCGGATCATTTCAACCTGTTCTTGGACCGCTTTATGGTGCAGTTGAGCCGGATTATCAGGGCGTCATTTAACACGGGTCATTGCTTATCATTTTACTTATGTATCACAAACAATGTTGTATTGTTTACGATACTACACTTATTTATTGTCACAGTCTTCCACTCCCTCCTCCTCCTCCACGTTGCCCAACAACTACTCCAGAAGCGCTAACACGATTTCCGATTCGGTTGAATATAAACCTGAACAAGTAGAAGAGGATAGCTGCAACAACCAAACCAAATAATGTGCCAATGAGTGTACGAAATATATCGCTTTCTAATAATGCATCCCAACTCAACCCAAATTTACTCATATCCAAATCAGCCATACCACCTAATTCACCATTATTCGCGGATTGCTGGTATAATACTGTCCCATCCTCGCCAGTTGGGTTACATTTAATGTATATGTCGCCACTGCCTTTCGCATTGTTCGCGCCATTTTTATTGTAGTAATACATATTTTTCGGCATTTTGTTCTCGTTCAATGGTTCTAACCGTTTGATTGATGTGTCGCGGTTGATATCATTCAAACTTGCCAATGAATCTCGGAAAACCAAGATCGCATCTTTTTTGTGGTATACAATATAGTTATATACACCGGTATATTGAGGCAATAAATGCTTTCCAACATACGTAAAGAAACCTTCTTTTGGTATAAGGTTTCCTAAATTGAAGTTGTTTACATCAGAAATATACTTTCCTCCGCTGTATGTTCTACTCGGCAGATTCTGAAGAATGGTGTTCATGATTTCCGAACTCTGCTTTCCTGCACCATTTCCTACATTAATTGGAATGGATACGATCAAGTTGCGTCCATCTGCGCTAGAATGATATGCGAGTAACTCTGCATCTGCTAATGCACCATCGTAACGGTGCAATGATGGTTGGTAAATATGAATATGCTCTACTTTATAATCGACACCGTTATATTTTGCTGGATATAATCCACTACCGCTATCATATGGAATACTTAAATGTGTCTCTTTGTGAAACACATTACAAGTACTGGTATTATATTGAAATGAAAAACGGCATGTGGACGTACATGACCGGTCTTCTTTTCGCATAATATCTGACGTTAAATCTACTGGTGCATCACGATTTGATTTTTTTTTTGACATTCGAATTTACGCCTTATTGCGCGTGTTTGTATTTCTATATATAATATTATATATAATTTATGTATATGGAAATCGTATGAAACTAACACGAAATAAGATACGAAAGATACGAAAACAACAACATCAAAGTGTGCGAAAATGGAAAAAACAGAGAAATTCGATCCGTCGAAAGGTGTCAACATTTAGACAAACTCCACTCGACATTGTTCCAAAGAAAACAAACGTATTCAATAAGACATTGAAGAATTATATTCCCGCGCCTGTATTGTCTTACATGAAAGAAAAGTATCTTGAAATGAAACGACGCAGAAGAAACATGAGAAGAAAACGAAAAATGATTGGTGGTGAAGGCGAACCTGCACCTGCACCTGCACCTGCACCTGCACCTGCTACTGCATCCTCGATCGCAATTGCTGCGGTAGCATCAGCAGAAGCAAAAGCAACATCGAACATAAATGGAGCTAGCAGTACGAAATCACCCGGAGATACACCAAATAAAGATAAGGATCCGGATAACAAAGCAGCAGATGGAACCGATGCAAGCGGTACAGACGGTAAGCCTGAAGATGCAGGCAAAGATGGTAAACCTGAAGCAGGAACAGGAGCAGAAGGGGAAGCCGGTGCTGGTGCCGATGCCGGTGCAGATGGTGAAAAGAAAAAGGGTGGTTTCAATTTAGGTCCAGAAGTAGAAGGTGATATTTCCATCAATAGTGAAACGCATGAATACAAAGATGTAAAACGTCTTCTCGACTTTTTAGTCAAGAAGGGTCTTCCATATTATATTCAAATTGAACTAAAGAGTGGTACTCCATTGAATTTGAAAGACACAGATATATTTGATCTGCGTCGTATCTTGTATGGAAAATTTGTAAAAAGTGGAGATAAACCAAGTTTGTATTTTAAAACAGGAACCGAAAATGTTGGGATTGCAAATGGTAATATACTTACGAATGAATACCCCAACGATATTTTTATTTTTACGAAAGACAAAGTTTCAATAGATAAATCATCGACTGATAAGGCAGTAAATGTCAAAGCTGGTGATAAGATGTTTCCTCCAATGATTGATTCAAAACGTTTATATAAGTTAGAAGGTGACACTCCTGCATCAATTGATATTCCAGAAGATGTAGGTATTGCTAATATTACTGCAATTGATGAGTTTCGACTACAGGTTGCACCATTATCGAAAGATGATTTTAAAGCTGCAACAGCAATATCAAGTGATGATGGTAAGAAGAAAAAGAAAAAGATTGTCTCTGATGATACTCCAAGTTATATCGTAAACTTGAGTGAAAAGAGTAAGGTGACATCGATACAGACATTACGCAAATCTCTCGAAGTTGTTCGTCTAGATCTAGAAGATGAGGATGAAGTGAGTAAAACGAATGCGATGGAAATTTTTAAGTTGCTTATATCGTTGTTGAATAACCCTGAGTTTGCCAAGAATGACGGTTTTGATGACTTTAAAGAATCAGTGTATGGATTCACATACAAAATTCCTGGAACCGAGAGAAAGTATGGATTCATCCAACTTATGTCATTTTTTGATCAAAAGAAAGATGACCTTCCACCTGATCTTACAAAACAATTTTTCAAGTTACTTACATTACTTGGGCATGGACCCGCGGGTGAGAATGGCGCTTGTTTGGCATTTGAGACTCCACAGTCGGTCGAAGTTGTCGAATACATTAAAACACTTGAAAATGGTGATATTGTTTCGACGAAAAAACTTGGAAGTAAAACGAATCTTGAAGGGTTTGGCGATGAGTTGAATAAACTCAATTCGACAAATGAACCCAAAGAAGAGGAGGAGAAGAAAGATGATAAAGCGAAGGAAGGCGAAAGTGCAAAAGGTACAGAAGGAGCAGCAGCAGGAGCAGAAGGAGAAAAAGGTGAAGAAGGAAAAGGCGGACCAGCTGCGGAAGAGCCTGCAGCGCCGGCAACAGCGCCAGGAGAAAAAGCAGACGCAGAATCACCAGGAGCAGAAGCATCCACATCCGCACCAGAACCAGAACCAGAACCAAAACCAGAACCAGAAGCTAAAAACTCAATGATGGCACAAGAAATTAAGGCTCAAGAACAGACAGCACAAGCAGCCGCAATCGCAGCAATTGCAGTATCAAATGCACAAGCAGCACATAAAGCAGAACCACCCCCTGTTACGATGATCACTCCTGATAAGGAGAAACCGTCGCCGCCACTACCACCGTCACAAGAAGTGGTTGCAATCAATAAATTATATGAAAAATCTGACAAAAACAAAAAGAAAGAAAAGATAGGCAAAATATTATATCTTAGGAAAAATTTTGACAAGAGAATCAAAGAAATAGCACCTTTACTCTTAGATATATTCAAAAAGTCAAACGAATCATACAAAAATAATCAATCAAAAGAAAATACGTATATTAAGGATGCGGAGTTCAAACAAACAATGAAAACGTTGAAAGGGTATATTGAATCGTTTAAAAAAAGTGAAAATTATAAATATGTTGAAGATGAAGAAAGCAGTTGTGATAAAATAGTAAGTGAATTGATTCCAAACTGGTATTCTGGTCCAGAAAAAAGAGACATTGCAAGGAAGATCTGCCCATTGTTTACAAACTATGCTCATTATATGAGGGAGATTCATATTTCATACGAGTATTTTAATCATCATGATAATATGAAACCTGTATTTGGTGCGAGTTTATGGGGTGCAACGAAAAAAGATATTGAAGATTCATTCAATAACTCGATTAATAATCTCGATAAGGTTGTGAAAAACTTAGAGAAAGAAGAAGCATATACAAAACAGTTAGAACAGCAACTACGACCTGAAACTGCTCAACAAACAGTTTAATAAATACGAATTGATGATATTCTCAATTATGAATATTATCAAATAACGTGATTTAAAAAGGCAAATACCGAAGCGATGCGCTGTCATAGACAGTAACCTTAAATGCATCATTATATCCTTCTACATATACCATGTCACCGGTACTTACATTATTGCAACCATATTCGTTAGTTCCGCTCTTACCATTTACAATGACCGGTAACTTGATCGCGTTGTTTTTGTCACTTAATGTATAAAACTGCCATTTATCACGGCGTGTATATAAAGGTCGTCCGATCAATGGCAGGATCATTTCTTGTTGGCCTCCGGTACGCGTAAGAATACCAACTTGACGGTATGTCGTGTCTACCGCTTGTGTTGGAATGTTAATACGGACTGCCCCATGTCCGCTGCCGCCGCCTCCACCTCCTCCGCCACCGTATCCATTATGTTCGCCGTAATGGATCGTTTCAACCCCACCACGTATGTCATATACAGGGCGAGTCGCGCCCACGGAATTATCACGGAGTGGTGGGACATATGGGTTCAATAATACATCTTGACTAGATGACGGACCGCCGATTCCAAAATCCAATGAATTCGCTAATGGATCAGTTGACTCAAGTAATACTGGTCCGTGGCTGTGTCCGTGTCCGTGGCCACGACAGTAAGGACATCCGCTACGTCCACAACCACCACAGCCGCCACCGCCGCCGCTACCAAAAAATCGCGAATGCGCATAAAACCCAAACACAATCACTACAATCGCAATAACAACAAGTGTCACATTTTCAAAACAAAACACACCAGGAGGACATCTTTTAACCATTTATTATTACTATTACAATAATGCTAAACGCGCTTAGGTTAGTATTATTATATATCGTTATTTATTTTTACTACTTATCATTATCTTTGTCTTTGTTATTGGAACCTCCCGGTGTGGCAAATCCCTTTAACATATTTGTAATACCTTGAATACCACCATTTCCTGTAATTTGTTCCATGAATCCTTCAGCCGACTTCAATAACGGTCCCATATCCTTCATGTTTTGCATCAACAATTTTTGCTGGTTCATTAAAGATTTGGTCTGATCCGTCAAACCGCGCACACCATCTTCGCCAATGATATTCTCGATGTTGTCGTAGGCTTGTTCTAACGTGCTTGCATAGTCGATACGGTTTGCTGAACCCTCGTCATCATCTTTACTCTTCTTTCCGTCATAGTTTGCAGGTGATAATTTGGTCATTCCTTGTTTGCTACTATTTCTTGTTTTAGCTCCTTCTTTCTTTTTGTCATCCTTCTTGTCATCCTTCTTGTCATCCTTCTTCTCTTCTAATTTGTCCTCGACCTTTTCTTTTAATTTGTCAATTGCATCTTTATTATCTTTCTTATCATCTTTCTTATCATCTTTTTTGTCATCTTTACTTTCCACACCCTCCCTCACCTTCAATCCTTCCGTTACTCCTGGTGCACCAACCATTTCAAGTACAAAAACAGTACCAAATGCTGTTAGAAGAACAATGATCATATTTTTACTAAAGTAAGACATAATGAGTCCGATCAACGCCATTAGTACAATTGCATTGATATTTTGGTTTGCGAGATGACGCAAAATACTCAACAGTACAAGAACCAAACTGCCATATAATACAAATTTATTCTGGAAAAATGGTGAGGATATTAAACGACTCAAATTTGGCAACATTGTAAATAATTATTTTCAATAACGATAATATATATTTTAAGAATATAATAAAATTGAAAGTATATAGAATTATTGGTATAATATATGTATCAATAATTGTATATGTCACGTTATGAGTTAGGGTTATGTCAAAAATACGATAGAAATATACACGGATTCAATGAAAATACAAGTTCTCCTGACGTAAAAGAGCATTATATTTGTTTATATACATTTCCTTACTCAAAGACATTGAAAGATTATATTGCATTTGCGAAATGCTATGGTGCTACGATTGAAATCGTAGAAACAATTGACTTATACCCTGGGAATGAAATGGTTGGAATATACAAAACATTTTGGTTGCGTATATTTCAGCGTTTGTGTCGAAAATGGGTATCCAATCGACGATATTCACGATCAAATCGTTTGTATATGTATTTACTAAAACGAGAGTATACTAAAACACTAGAATAGCGCGCTTAGCATTGTCTTTTTCATTTTCGTCATCCGTGTCTTCGTCGTCGTCTTCATCATCCGTGTCCGCATCGTCTTCGCCTTCATCATCCGTGTCCGCATCGTCTTCGCCTTCATCTTCCTCGTCTTCATCATCCGTGTCCTCATCGTCTTCGTCTTCATCTTCCTCGACAACGTCTTCATCATCTGTGTCCTGATCGTTTTCGCCTTCACCTTCGTCTTCGTATTCCTCGTCATCTTCGCCTTCGTCATCGTCCTCGTCAATGTTTTCGTCTTCATCATTGTCATTGTCATCATCTCCATTGTCAGGTTCATCTTCTTCGTCTTCACTACTTTTTCCATCATGATCATCATCTTCAATGAATGTGATCTCATTGATTTTATCCACGGTAACACCAAGAATCGTATCAACATTCATTAGTTTCTGGTAACTGACCCTCATTTTTTTAAGAAGAGCTCCAATACGGTTTTTATCCTTTGTCATTTCTTTTAACATCTCAGATGATACACTATCTTTTTTCTTTTGGATTCGTTGTTTCGAGAGATTCTCTCGAATCATTTGATTCAAATGACGATAGATTTCATCTAAAGAATCAATCTGTAGTCGATGCTCTTCTACCATTTCATCAAATAAAGCTTTTGCTTTTACGTAAACTGAAAGCAAATGCTTATTGTACTTCATGTTATGGCGTAACGTAAGCATCTTATCTATGATCTTACGTTTTGCATCTTTTTCACTTCCACGGAATTTTTTAATCGCCAAATCATTATCAGCTAAAAAATCAGAATCTCCATAATTCAACATTTCTTGTTCGTCATCTTCATCACGTATCTTCATTTACGGTATATGTTATCGAGTATACTATTATTATATTAGAATAAAAACAATATGACGCATAATAACATCAAATTTCATGACATAATTATTGCTTATCAAGCTTATTCCACCAACTGCACGGTTTGTGCCAGAACTCAGTATAATAAATATCACCGTCGCAAAAGAACGCCGCGCTGTAACTATAAGAACTCGCAGAAGTAACAAGAATATCTGCCATCGTCATTCCAAGATATGAATCTTCGTTTGAATCGTTGATATGAAACATAACATCTGGGCCAAGAACTTCATGTGAGCGGAAATCAGCAAATTTCTCTTCTAGACCTTGCGAATAAATATGGTACTGAATTCGGTTGTTACTGTCAAACTTCATGTATTTATCTCGAATCTTCATAAGGGAACGAATGTAATAGTCATTGGGATACTCTTCACCCCCATTTGGTCTCGTATCGTCACAATTGGGTCGACGAATATGTACGGCGAGATGATGCGTATATGTAGTATCGCCGCCTTCAGGTATACGATAAACACGTAAACGTTCACGTGCACGATCTTTATTCGCCCAATAGTATCCTTTGATTCGTTCCATGCTTTTACTTTTCATGCACTTATCGATGTTTCTCTCGACATAGTTGAATATATCGTAAAAGTCTGGTGTCATAATATGCTCGATTGACTTGTCAGCTATCGCATCATCATAGTTCAAATAATACGGTTTCATATTCATTAATGTTTCCATTTTTTCAATGTATTTTGGATCCGCCGTATAATTGTGTGCCATTTTCTTAGGAGTTCGATAAATAAATATTGACGATTCGCATTCTTCCGCATAAATACAGGTCCACACGAATCTCTGAAATTGCGCACCAAGTCCATCATCAAAATATATCGTGGAGTAATATCGTTTTTTAACAGGCAACTCTGGTGGAGGGACAACTTCTACAGCCGCATCTGGTGGTGCTACAAACTGGCTTTCATTATTCAGTTCGTATGCGTTAGGTTGTGTGTGATCATTTCTCTCGGACGTAAGTCGACCGATATGACGGTTGGTAATATGGTTATAAAATCCAGACAAGAACCCCATCTGCATCCATCGGTTCGCATAATCCATCTCGAAAAACTGGTTTGGCGTATCATAGTTTCCAATCGTTAAAATTGCAGCAACATCGATAAGTGAAGGACGGAAGCTATAATGCGGCCAATAATGACAATTTCCATAATCAAAATTACCGCCACCTTTATACTGATGAAGCGCGACTTCATGTACGACCTTTCGTAATATCTTGTGTCCTTGGATATTGTAATCACGAATGGTCTCCGCATAATTCCTATTGTAAAGGATTTGTCGAACATTATACCCGGAGTTTCGCGAATCAACGATCATCTGCATTGGTTTATACACATAACTTCCTGGAGTATGAAAGAGAAAATCATCCTCCATATGAATCCAGTACTCCGGTCGTATTTCATTCAGTTTATTCCAGATGATTTTCATACTAGGTCGATGACCTTTTTCTGCTGGTCCTTTCATGTAATAATCAATCCATGGATACGTAGCTTGCATTTTTTCACGATCTTCTTCACTCGAATTATCATCAACGCAGAACCAATAATCTACCATAGCTAAGTCAGTCCACATATTCAAGATTGAATTCACGGTTTGTTGAAAGAGATCAAACCGTTTACATGTCGTAAAAGTAATGATGACACGCGGGTTCATTCTACGATCACGATTCAGGACAACCAAAGAGGGATTTTGAACCGGCATATTTTTATCCAAATATGGTAGTTTTTCAACACATCTTGAAAGTTTATACTCGGATTTCGTCTCGTCACCGTTCACGCTTATTAATGTGCATGGTGCGACGAGTGAATCTTTCACTTTCATAAAAAGGCGGGTCCATGTTTCAAAATCTTCGTTGCTGTAACTGTCATTTTTTGCCGCAACAATCGCTAGATAATGATCAACCACATAGAACAATCGCAGGATTTCAGGAAAAGAATCATCATCGAAAAAGTGGCGGTAAAACATCAAGTTACTATAGGTCGATCCCAAGAAATGGAACGCCATAATGTTATGCCGAAGAATAGTCTTGCAGCATTCGTAACCACTTCGTTTGTCTGAAATGTAAAAAGCTGAAATCGAATTGTTGTATTCAATCACATCATGATATTTCTCGGTAGTTAAAAACAGCTTATTTTGTGGAAACTTATTGTATCCCTTGTATTTGTGATAAAGTGCATTTACCATAACATGGTTTCCATCTGCGCGCAAGATTTCCATAACTGATGCCACACCTTCTATGCGCTCTTCATCATATTCCATTGTCTTACAGTAATACTTCAGTGAGTTATACTTGTCACCCTTCTTATTGTAAAGGTCACCTAGGCAAAGTGCACTATAGTATTTTTCTTGTGCCCAGTTATTTTGATTCAAAACACGTTGATACCATTCAATCGCCTTGTCAATATATGCCGGACCTGCATCCATCCAACTTTGCGCACAATAAAACGAGTATCGTTCTGCAAGAGCACGATCGCCACCTTGTCCATTCGTACCATTTCCCATTTCTTCATGAAATCCTCGTTCTAATACAGCAGCATCATTAATGTATTTGTTCGGGTCTCGGTTACGACTACCACTTCGACCTGATTCAACATAATAGTCACCTTGGATTGACATTGAACTTTCTTCTTTATCCACACATGCAATATACTCATGAAGCACACCAACAAATCTCCAGCGTTTACGATTGTTCACGATAAGTGTTCTCAAATAAACGAACGATTGACCAAGTTTCAACTGATACGCATCATGTGTAAGATCCGTAGGCATACGAAAGTCTCCATGAATACTATCATCTGCATCAAATATGAAGAGATAATCAGTTTTATTAAAAGCCATTTGTAGTGATAATGTACGATTGAAGCCGAAGTCACGCCATTCTACTTGTTCAATACGACCAGGAATACCACGATCTTTAAAAAAAGAACGAATGAGATCCATAGTGTTATCGGTTGAGCCTGTATCAGAAATGAAATATGCATCAAAATCGACATACGAACACAAATTTTCGAGGGTTTGTACGATGATATGGGATTCATTCTTTACAATCATATTCAAGCAAATCGTATAAGATTTAGAGGGTTTACGATGTATTACCAATTCATGGGATGAAGAATCTCCGTCATTTATTTCAGTGATCAACATTTCAGATGGGGGAGGTATGCATGTAATATATCGTTGTTTTTAGGTCTCTTTTTATTTTACCATGATATAGTAGCATTCAATATTTCATTCATTATTTAATCAGTTATATTCATTCTATTCCATTTCATTCCATAATGTCATTTACACGCTTTCGCGACGACCCCGACCGTATTAAAAAACAACTTCAGCAATCTACCGACGTTGGTCGATATACATTGAATGTACCAGGTCCAGGTGATAAACCACTTTATATGGAAGACCCATATGTTCGTGCTCAAATGTGGGCAGGAAACATCATGACAAATTCCATTGATGTTGAAACCGAATTGTTTGGGTTATCTCGAAGATTAAACCGTGATTCCGCTGAAAATTTTCACCATGACGAACGAGCGTCAGTAGCATCACGGACAAATGAAATTATACAGTGTCCAGTCCGTGGTGGAAGCGCTGTGGAACAGACTCGCGCTACTCATCCTGCATGGATGCTTCGTGACGTCGAGCAGAAAAACTGGAATATGCTTCATTTCGATCCACAAGAAAACGTCTTTATGCCATTTATGAATAACCTCAATACGCGAATCATTGAAAAGGATCGATTTGTTCCCCAGTCGACAATACCGGGCTTATCCGATGACACATATTTTTCAATTCACCCGTCCAATATGAATCCTGAAGCAGAAGAGAGAGCATCACAATTAGAAGGAATGGTTGGTGGACGTCGAACAACTGAGCGTGGTTTAGGCGATGGCATTGGAAATGGAACTGGTATACTTGATGTCGGAGATATTCGACAATTTAGCGGAACAAGCGCATTGTTTTCATGACCCAGAAACAAATATAAGATATAGAAAGAAATATTATATGTATTGAAATAATATATATAATACGGTAATATAAGTGTACCATATTATTAAAATAAAATGGCGGAAGTTGCATTGATATTAGGAATTCTTGGATCCGCTTATGTCGCATCTAACCATAAAAACGGAGATGCAATGAAAGAAGGTTACCGAAACTCTAGTGCGAACCGATCAAGATTTTTACCGAATACAGACATCCCAACTACAAACTATCCGGTTATTCAGCCAACTACTGGTTCAAATGTAAATGAATATAAAAATGCAAATGCAGCAACAGATCGTTATTATGCACGTGGTGTTGATTTTGATAAAATGTCGGCTGGTGTAGCTGGTGGAGTTGGTGGTGTAGGCATTTTACGCGGCATTCCAGAAAGAGGTCGCGATAATAAGAACGACAAGAATGATTTTATGTCGACTGCCGCAACAGTTGGATCCACGTCCATAACGCCGGGTTTAGATACACAGTTCGGAGATAACTATAATAAGGATGGGTTTACATCTCTCACTGGCGCAAAGATCGATCCAACTGCATTCACACATAACAACATGGAACCTTATTATGGTGCAAAGGTTCGGGGAATCGCCGCAGGTGCGAATATGCATGAAAACGTCTTAGATAATAAGGTTGGTAGTGGTTCACAGTTTTTCTCTAAGACGGAACAAGCACCACTTTTCCGTCCGCAGGAAAATATGCACTTACCGAATGGTATGCAAAATCAGAGTGACTTTTACCAGTCACGCGTCATGCCGAGTATGAAAATTTCAAATGTAAAGCCATGGGAAGAAGTTCGTGTTGGACCAGGATTGGATAAAGGATATGATGCCAAAGGATCTCTCGGATACAATTCTGGAATGGAAGCGCGAGAGAAATGGATGGATCGTGGTGTTGATGAATTACGTGTCAAGACAAACCCCAAGCTTACGTTTTCTCTCGACGGTCACCAAGGACCCGCTGCTCATTATGTCCAAAATGCCCCGACTGCTGATACTTTAGGCCGTATGGAGAAGCATCTTCCGGATACATTCTTCATAAACACACCTGATCGTTGGTTTACTACCACTGGTCTCGAGAAAGGTGAAACCCAACGTGCAATTGAAATGGATCGTGAGAGTAACCGCCAGACGACTACAACAGAATACTTTGGTACAACTGCGCCGGCTGACGGCGGAAGTGCGATTTATGCGCCGAAGAACTTCGAAGACACACGTCGTCAGACATACGACCCCAAACCAATCATTAATCCAAGCGCGACAGAGAAAAACATTGCAACCGAATCTGATTTTGGTAGGTTGAGCTATAAGTTGACGCATAATAACAGGACAACGGTTCGCCCAAATGAAATGGGTGGAATTCATGGCGCACTTAAAGCGGTAGTAGCTCCTTTATTAGATGTATTGAAGCCATCACGTAAAGAGAATGTGGTTGGAAATGCTCGTATGTTTGAGAATGCAAGAATGCCGGTTCCTGCAGCGATTACTGCGACGTTTAATCCTGCTGACCGTGCTCCCACTACAATCAAGGAGACAACTGTGGGTCTTGTCGGATTTGATCATCTTAACGTAGAACGTCAGGCAGCGGCTGGATACCTTATCTCTCAGAACACGCCAGTAGATACTGAACGCGCAACAACAAGCACCGATTATTTAGGAATTGCTGGTGGTAACGCGGCGCGTATGGGTAACTCATTGTACAATGCAGCATATAATCAGCGTAATAATGTGAACAAAACGTACAAAAATACACCGAATCACGGTTCAATGTCGTTGTTCAATTCTGACATGAATGTTCAGGTTGATCGTTTAGATGAGGATCGGATGAATAATCGCCCGATGGTGATGACAAATGCCCCATCTTCGATCCCTAGTATTGATATTTATGGTAAGATGACGATGCCGCAAAGTTACGATGAAACGAAGTTGAACGAGAGAATTCAACCAGATATTTTAAACGCATTTAGACAAAATCCATACACCCATAGTCTTCAGACCTATTAAGTAATCGACCATTCAAGTCAAACTACATCACATAATAAACTAACTTGGTAACTAGTACAATTATTTTATTATGTATAATATAAGCAATCGTTATTTTTATAACAGTATAAATTAGTAATAAAGAATCATAATGCAATTATCGGAAATTGTAAATGATAAATATACAACGTTATTCGTATTATTTCTGGTAATAATAACCAGTGCATGGGTTTCAAGAACATACCGGAATGGTGGATTTAGTCAATGGATCGCACCATCGGAAGGTTATGGAACTGGTAATATTGAAGGATTTTTTAGTAACCAAGGTGCGAGTAGGTCTAAAACATGGAATGTAAATTGGATGACCGGCGCAGGTGCAATTATGATTATGTCCGGTAATCGACAAGCGTTACATTTTAACATTAGACAAAATGAAACTGTAATGAATACATGGAATGGTTCTTCTTGGGGTCCCGAAGATCGGTCTATAAGACAACTTCATAGTGCATCAAGACCATTGAATTTTAATATAACTTTCAATCCTGGGAGTGGATTTATAATTGTTTATCAAGGTAATGCTATTGGTAGATTTCCAAACAGATTTAATATTACTAATCCAAGTGAACTACGTGTTCAGACATCCGGAGGTATTAATGTTATAGATTTAACATCAAATGCAGCGCCGCCTGCGGCTAGACCGGCTGCTCCTGCTGCTCCTGCTGCTGCTGCGGCTAGACCGGGTGCTCCTGCTGCTCCTGCGGCTAGACCGGGTGCTCCTGCTGCTCCTGCGGCTAGACCGGGTGCTCCGGGTGCTCCTGCTGCTGCAGCTAGACCGGGTGCTCCGGGTGCTCCGGGTGCTCCTGCTGCTGGTGCTAGACCGGGTGCTCCTGCTGGTGCTAGACCGGGG